GCCTTGCCTCGCCATCTGGTACCTGTCTGTCCAATAAACTATTGAACTTTCGTTTTCGCTGACTCCAATTAGCATTGGAGTATGGCACAGAGGACACGGGAGTGTACCCGTGCTTCTCTGACATATCAGGGAACAAGAGATCCCGAAATATGTATGGTCTTTCGATCAAATTAATGGCATCATTGATCGAAATGAAGTTATGCGTTGAAGCAACGTGGAACTTCTTCCTGGCGGTCCAACTTTTGAACTCGTCGGGGTCAACGTCTATGATACTTTGTATCTCGTCGACGTCGATCGCTTTCGTCAAATCAATATTCGACAGAAGCTCGCGGACGTGATCCTCGATCACGTCAGCGTCAATTCCCCTCGCCCGCGAATTCGAAGCAAAGCTTGAAATCACGCGACGATCCAAATGGGAAGAGTCTCCCGATAGAACTTTCTCTATCAGGGACAAATGGGATGGGGATAACTCAATGAGTATACCCTCTACATCCTGGAAGGTCAGATGCCAAGCAGGCGTCGACAATCCACCCAGTGATACTGGAAGAAAATGTGTACCGTCATCAGGTAAATGTCCTGACATGCGGTCGCAAAACCTCCACGAGGCCAACTTCTTAAGTAGGTCTAACGGCGGTTCAAGCCACCTCAATACTTTATTGAGCTGTTGAGACTTACCAATCGATGGATTGGGTTCATCCTTCCCTTCATGCTCCTTGGAGCAAGGGGAGAGAAGTCTTAGCTTGAGAGCATCAACATGGACATGACTTTCATATCCGAGTTGCCAAAGGAACTTTTTAAGAAAAAGCTCCTTGGTTGAGTACCCTTTTATGAAGAAACTTTCTTCACAATAGAATCCCCCGATCTTTGAAACAAAGTTCTGAGGCCACGAGACAGCCATGCCGTTTCGTGCGTGGGAGTTTGTTAGCTCCCGAAGGTACTCTTCCGGACCGATTGCAGTGTGGTCATCCCCACTACAAGCGAAATGTCTCCACCAGGAGGAAGGAATTTCCTTCATTTTCTCCAGGTGACGGAGAAGCTCCGTTTCCGAGATATTTCGATCCGTCCGGTATCTAATAAACGCTTCTAACTCTGCACAAAGGTTGTGCATAGTTAAAACAGCTTTAGCGCCTGGATCACCCATCAGGATTCCTCTTGACGTGGTCCAGACATCATCCCCGTCGACACATTGTCGAGGGGAGCAAAGCAGCCTATTAGATAAGCGATGATATACAGGAAATTCCTGTAATCCGTCACATAGTCCATCAAGCATGGCTTGACTAAAACTATGTAGACAGAAATCCGTCGCAGTCGTTAGGTCAGAAGTTAATAACTTCAGATCTAGCTTCTCCACTTGAGGATGTTCCTTCAAGTGAAGCGCCTTCACGTATTCGTATCCTTGCGCGGCCCGGGTAAGACCCGACATAGCCGATGGATGAGTACGTAACCTACCTGTTATGTGGTGGGAGAAAGGCTGGAGGAAAATTGTAAGACAAGCTTCCCCCACGGTGACAACCCGCGACTTTGCCCCGGGTTCGCCGATAGTTGACCTTCGAATCAAAGGAAACACCCCATCTACTAGATGGAGGCTATCGGGTCGATGCTCATCACCGGATAAGATTCCGGCTTTGATGAGCTCATATACAGACCATTGGTGGAGCTGAAACCCAGAGGTTTCATCAAGTCCGTATATAGGATCTTCGTATCGAAAATTCTCGAAATCGAAGAAGGTGTCCTGGCGGGACTCTCCCGCCTGGACACACGGATGTATAACACCCTCGCTGTCGCGAGGGAGTTTCTGGATAAAATCCAGGTAGTCGAGACGACAGACTGTCATCCAACGTGGAAAACCACAAAGTTCTGTGGAATCCCGGCCAAGGAGGGTGGAACCCTCACGAGTTTTCGTGGGAACGAATTCCATCCATTCTCGGAACTTTTCCGATATCTCTTTGGCACGCCCCCCTCCTTTGACCATTGAGTCGAAGGAGGATGAGGTAGTAAGCGACAAATGTGCTTGCGAATAATATTCGTTCACACTAAGCTTCCTCCCTATGAGGCGGGAGAGATGAAAGAGAATCTCTTTCCTCTCCCTCGTCTCAGGAAAGTGGCTAGACAACGTGTCTCTGTGCTTCTGCAAGGACAGATCACGTGTCCCTCTGTCTCCGGGGGGAAACCCCCTGGAGGACGTGAGGTGGGTCACTCGGGCTAAATCTAATTTAGTTTTTGCTCCATGTCGTCGGATAGATTCTATCCAAGGACATAATTGAAACCAAAAGGAGGCAAAGTCCTCACTCTTTTGTTTCCCGAAGCCAGGGAGATCACTTGGACTCTCTGGTTTGGGGGTTTCGGATTGGAGGGCGTACCACTTAATAAGTGATCCGAACAATTTCCATTGCCGGGTACCGTGATCTACACGGTACACCCCTATCGAATAAGCCCATTTCAGGATTTTCCTGAATTGCGGCGAACCGACCTTTGCACACGGTGTAGATAGTATCAAAGCATCTTTGATGGACTCTACGAAGTTTGTTACCCTTTTCAGGGTATCGTACTTCATTGTGCATAAACGCGCTAAAACCTTCGGATGAAGGTGAAGATCAAGAATTTTCTTGACCCTCGCATAGCGGCAGCGCAGTGTTTCACTGCGTCTACTGCTAAGCTGCTTCGACAAAATTTGTCCAAAAGCGGCACGGTACTCGTGATGCGCGAGTGCCCGTAATTCGCTAGTCGTCCAAGACCCGATACGCGAATTAGTACCAGGTCCGGTCCGAGGCGCCACCTCGGCATTGTCAGTTGCTTTTTGAGCAGCAGTCATGATAGAAGCTAGTTCCACTATCTTCGTGCTGGATTTCTTTACA